GCGGCAGCCAGCCGACAGGGTACTGCCCACCTCCTTTGCCGGCGCAATGCCGGATTTGCAAGCGGCGCTGGGCGGCTGGCACCTCAATTCTGAGCGGATTCCTCTAAAGCCCCACGAGCGGAGAGAAATGATTCGCTCGCAAGGACCGCTATGGCCACATCTAAACCGACCGTCGCACGAAAAGGCGGACGTCCAACTGCTTACCGCGCCGAGTACGCACAACAGGCTATCAAGCTTGCTCGCCTCGGCGCGACGGACGCACAGATGGCGGATTTCTTCGGCGTTTCAGAGCAAACGCTGAACAACTGGAAACGCCGCGAGCCGACGTTTTTTGAGTCCTTAAAAGCCGGCAAGCTGCTGGCGGACGCAGAGGTCGCTCACAGCCTGTTCCAGCGCGCTACCGGCTATGAGCACGAAGACCTCGACCTTCGCGTGATTGGCGGCAAGTTGCGAAAGACGAAGATCCGGAAGATTTACCCGCCCGATACCACGGCGGCGATCTTCTGGCTGAAGAACCGGCAGCCGGAGAAATGGCGAGACGTGGTGAAGGCTGAGCTAACGGGCAAGGACGGCGGTCCTATCGAGACACATGAACTATCCGACGCCGAGCGAGCTGCCCGAGTTGCTGCCCTTCTTGACGCCGCAAGAGCGCGCCGAGCTCGACCGGCTGCTGATGGCGAGAAAGAAGTGGGTGCCGTTACCGGGCCCGCAGACTGAGGCGTTCAACTGCGACGCGGACATCCTGCTGTATGGCGGCGCGGCCGGCGGCGGCAAGACGGACCTCGCGCTTGGCGCGGCCATCAACAAACATCGGCGCTCGCTCATACTGCGCCGCGAGTATCCGCAGCTTGCGGGCATCATCGAGCGCGCCGACGAAATGTACGGCCCGCACGGCTCCTACAACGAGAGTAAGGGACGGTGGCGCTGCGATTACAACGGCAAGCGCCGCATCATCGAGTTCGGCTCCGTCCAGTATGAGAAGGACAAGAGCAAGTATCAGGGGCGCCCGCACGACCTTATCGTCTTTGACGAGGCGGCGAACTTCCTTGAATCGATAGTCGAGTTCATCACCGGCTGGCTGCGTACGGAAGACCCCGAGCAGCGCACGCAAGTGCTGCTGTGCTCGAATCCGCCGACGGACGCGACAGGCGACTGGCTGATCAAGTGGTTCGCGCCATGGCTCGATCCACAGCATCCGCGCCCCGCGCTGCCCGGCGAGTTGCGCTGGTTCATCGTGGTCGGCGAAGAGCACATCGAAGTCGATGGGCCTTCCCCGGTCGACAGGGACGGCGAAACTTACACGCCACTGTCGCGGACGTTCATCCCAGCGAGGGTGACGGACAACCCCTATTACGCCGAGTCTGGCTACGTTGCAAAGCTGCAGGCTCTCCCGGAGCCCCTGCGCTCCAAGATGCTCTACGGCGACTTCGCTGCGGGCCGCGAGGACGATGCTTATCAGTTGATCCCTTCCGAATGGGTGCGCGCTGCGCAGGAGCGTTGGAAGGCGCGCATTCGGCCATCACTTCCGATGTCCGCTCTCGGAGTGGACGTGGCGCGCGGCGGGAAAGACAAGACGATCCATTCACCGCGATATGGAACATGGTTCGCCGAGCAGATTTGCTTTCCCGGCGCCGACACGCCAGACGGCTATGTCGTTGCAAAGCAGGTGTTCGACATCCGCGACGCAACGACGGTCGTCAACATCGACGCGGTCGGCGTTGGCGCATCACCGTACGACATCATTCGCCACGCCATCGGCGACAAGATCTGGGGCATTAGCAGCGCCGAGGGAACCGACGAGCTCGACGTATCAGGTGTCTTTGGCTTTGCGAACGTGCGCGCGCTCTTGTGGTGGCGCATGCGTGAAGCCCTGGACCCGGTGAACGGCTACGACCTCGCTCTGCCACCTGATCGCGAATTGTTTGCGGATCTGTGCGCGCCGCGCTACAAGCGCACGCCGCGCGGCATACAGGCCGAGACGAAGGACGAGATCAAGAAGCGCATCGGGCGCAGTCCGGACAAAGGTGACAGCGCGGTCTACGCGCTAGCCGAGCATCGCAGCACGCTGGCGTTCGGCTCAATCTAACGGACCTTTCATGGATCACACGAAGCTGCATCAGCGACCGCCGCCGTCGCGCTGGACGCGCATCAAGCGTGCGGTGACGGGCGTGGTGCGCACGCTGAGCGCCGGCCGGCCGCGCCATGAACCGACGCGCGTCACGTCCGCGTACGCGCGCATGCGCCAGGTCGGATCGTGGAACCTGCGCGATTCGCGGCCCATGATCAAGCCGGTGCCGGCGAACCTGCGTTACTTCTCGCGCACGCCGTACGCGACGCGCGCCATCCAGTTCTACACGCGGTCGATCTGCTCGCTCGACTGGTCGGTGCGCGTGAAAAACGACGTCGCCGAAAACAGCGAGATCAAGCGGCAGATCGACGTCACGTCTGCGTGCCTGTTCAGCCCGAATCACGACGACTCCTTCACGTCGCTGCTGCAGCAGGTCGTGGAAGACCTACTGGTGTGCGGCGCGGGAGCAATCGAGCAACAGATGGGCGGCGACAAGCTGCGCCCTCTGTGGCTGTGGCCGGTGGACGCGCTGTCCATTCAGATCTATGCGGACTGGAACGGCGACGAAGCCAAGCCGCGCTACTGCCAGACGTTCGGCTACGGCAACGTCGGTGTGGCGCAGGGCCGCGACCTGCTCAATCGCGAGCTGGTGTACATCCGCGATCGCATCACGACCGATTCGCCGTTCGCGTTCGGCGCGCTCGAGGTGGCATTCGAGTCGATTAACCGGCTGCTGGGCGTGGCCGAGTATGCGGGCGACGTCGCGGCGAATGCTCACCCTCAAAACCTGATCTTCCTGCAACAGGCCGATCAGACGACTATCGAAGCGTTCCGCGGTTACTGGCGCAACGACATCGAGGGCCAAGGGCAAACACCGGTCATCGGGGGCGCCGACGCGAAGGTTCTGAACCTGCGCGGCACGGACGACACCGCGCTCTTCCTGAAGTATCAGGAGTTCGTGATCCGCGAGATCGCGGTGGCGTTCGGCATCAGCGCGCAGAACCTCGGCGTCGAGCAGAACATCAACCGCAACAACGGCGAGGTCGCCGAGGATCGCGACTGGGACCTGTCGATCAAGCCGGTGACGCGCACCATCTGCGCGTACATCAATCGCGAGGTCATCTGGGGTCGGCTGGGCTTCACGAATATCGAGCTGACGCCCGGCGGCCTCGACCGCGAGGACGAGAAGGCGACGGCTGAGATCTACCAGCTCGAATACAAGAACAACGCGATCACGCCGAACGAGTACCGCGCGCGCCGCAATCTGCCGCCTCTGCAGAGCAAGTTCGGCGACATGATCAACGCCGACACGCTGATCGCCATCGAAGCCGCCAAGGGCGCGAAGACCGCGAATCCGGCGCTGACCAGCATCGAATAGCAGGCCGAACGCCTGTTCATCGCCGTAAAGGCAACCCCTGGGCGTTCGCCCGATACAGGAGCATTCAATGGGACTTCCCATCCATACGCTTGAAGTCGCGCAGGGCAGCAACCCGCTCGCGCAGCCGGACCGCGTGCTGATCGCACTGCTCGAAGGTGTCGCCACGCTAGCCGGCAGCGGCGCGGGCGCGGCGGTCGTGACGGCAATCAGCGGCTTGCAGTTGCCCGTCAGCTACGCCGTACAGGTGACGCCGAATCAGGACGCCGTGCCGTTCGTGAGCGGCAAAACGCAATCCGGCTTCAACGTCACGCTGAATCCGCGCCTCGCTGCCAACACGCTGGCCGCCGGCACGGTCGACATCGCCATCTTCGCGTAACCCCTTTCGCGCCCCTGTGCGCGATCTTCGTCGTACCCAACCACGCATAGGAGAACGCCATGGGCGTCCGTACTTCCCTGCTTGCTCTCACGCCGCTGACGGCGGAAACCGCGGCGTGCGCCGCAACCGGTCAAGACCTTCCGGGCATGCTCAACTTCGCTGCCGAGAAGGTCGCCGACGCGCTGCAGGTGCTCAACGCGATCAACAGCATGATCCCGGCGGGCTCCAACAAGACCGCCATCGCGACGCAGATCACGGCGCTCACCTAAGCGCACGTTTCCACGCTGTTGCCGGGCAACTGACCCGGCACTGAGGAGGTTTCATGGCTGAAAACCAGAAGCAGGCGCCCAAGGCTGCGGCCGCCAGCGCGAAAACTGCCGACAAACCGGTGAGCTTGTACAAAGAGCTCGAAGCCATGTCGGACAAGGCGCTGATGGCCGGTGACCACTCGTGCCACGCAGCGCTGCATTCGGTCGTCGTGGCGCTGGCCGCCGCGAAGTTCGCTGCATCGCAAGCCGAGCACGTGGGCACGCCTTCGGAAGAGGCTGTCGGGCTGCTCGAGCGCGTGAAGGCGCTGTAAGGGGAACTGACGATGCCGCTCTCGAAAGAGGAACGCGACGCACTGCCGCCGGAGCACTTCGCCGTGCCCGGCAAGCGCAAGTTGCCGATCAACGACGAGACGCACACGCGCCTCGCGTGGGATCAGGTCGACCGCACGCAGGGCCTGTCGGAAGCCGAGCGCTCGGAAGCGCGCGCCCGGATTCTGCGTCGCGCGCACGAACTCGGGATCGATACATCCGATTGGGACAAGAGCGTGCACGCCGCGGCGATCACGCTCTGGGGCATGTCGCTGAACGTGCCCGAAATCGCAAACCATCCGAACCGCATGCCGTTCTCTGGCGTGCTCACGTTCGTGAACCAGCCGTCTGACCTGCCTCCGGGCGGATCGGGCGGCAAGCGCACCTACCTGCCGAAGGACGTCGCTGAGAAGGCCCTCGAAAGCCTGCTCGGCATGGGGGTGGACTTTTCCGACGACCTGAGCGCCCACGACGTTACCCAGAAGATCGGGGTCATCACGGGCGCTGAGATCGTCGGCGAAGAAGTGCGCATTGAAGGCTTTTTCTACGCTGCGGACTTTCCGCAGGTTTGCACCAGGATTCAGGACGAGAAAGAGGACCTGGGCTTCAGCTATGAAGTCCGGGCTCAAACTCGACCGATGGGCGACCTGCTTCAGATTGTGAGCTGCGTGTTCACCGGCGCTGCCGTCCTCTACAAGGACAAGGCTGCCTACCAGTCAACATCATTGGCCGCACAGGCTGAACAGGACATCGAAATGACGAAAGAAGAAATGGAAGCGCTGCTCGCCGGCGCACTGGGCCCGATCACGACCCAACTCGCGAACGTCACGAAGGAAGTGACGGCGATCAAGGCCGCCGGTGAAACCGCTCTGCAAGCGAACAAGGAAACGCGCGACCGCGTCGCGCCGCACGCCACCGCCCTGCGCAACTGCGCGGCCGCGATGGAAGCGTCGGGTATCGGCCTGCACAGCTCGCAAGGCCACGTGAAGGTGCTCCACCACATGGCCGCCTCCATGGAAGCGGACGCCGCCGCTGGCAAGGTGCCGCACATCTTCCGCGATCACGACTGGGGCTTCTCGGCTGCCGCCGCACCGGCCCCGACGCCTTCGCCGGCCGCTCCCGCGCTCGATGCAGAAAATCCGGTGATCAAGGGCATCACGGACACGCTGGCGTCGCTCGGCACGCAGCTGACGGACATCAAGGCCGCCGCGTTCAAGACCGCCGAGGCACCCGCGCGCAAGACCGTGCCGTCGGAAGTCCTGACGTTGCTCGCCAAGGGCGGCATCAAGGAAGCGCCGGCTGAAGGTCTGACCGAAGGGCAGATCGACACGATGCTGGAAGCGGCTGGCGTGACGGGCATCAGCGCCCGCATCGCCGCCAAACAGCAGATCGCTGCCGCCGGCCTGCTGCGCAAGTAAGCAGCGCCCAGCACCCCACATCCCAGACTTCACAGGAACAGCCATGACCATCATTGCACGCGCGGCCGACGCTTCGTCGGATGTCGCGCTGATTGCGCTCGGTAACACGCTGGGCGCGCAGGGCACCTCGCCGGCGGCTCTTTCGGCAGCGGCCGACTACAGCGGCCCCGGCGCGCTGGAAGTGCCGGTGTTCGAACGCGAGATCGTTGACCTGATCCGTCGTAACTCGGTTGCGCTCGAGCGCACGCCGCATGTTCCCGCGACCGGTCACCCGCACCGCTACTTCGAACAGATCGCGATCGCGACCGCCACCTCGAACGATCCGCGCAACCTCGCGGCGACGGCCTCGGGCCCGACCCGCGTCGAGCGCGCCGCGTTCATCAAGGCCAGCGTCGCGCAATCGAACCTGTCGCTGTTCGACCGCGATGTGACCGAGCAGCAGGGCCAGTTCGCGTCGCTGCAGGCGAAGGACGTCGAAGACATCATCACGGCGATCATCGTGCTGCGCGCACACATGTTCTGGAACGGCACGGATACGTCGTTGCTCGTGCCGACGACGCTCCAATGGGTCGGCGCGCTCGAGCAGATCACGCAGCAGGCAACGATCCCCAACGGCTCGTCGATCATCGACGGCCTGAAGACGATGGTCGCCGCCATGATGGCGAACCAGACGTTCAAGCCGAAGCCCACCGCGATCTACCTGAACCCGCTGCTGATCGACAAGATCGAGAAGGAAGCGAAGGCTTCGCACATCGAACTGAAGACGAAGGACGTCACAGTCGGCGTGTCGGTGAAGTACCTCGCCACC